GCTTGCAGAAGCAAATCATGGAATGAGAAAAGATTTTGAAGATAAAGTTTTATTGTTCCCATTTTTTGACACAATAAGTTTAGATATATCAGCGCATGAAGATGGTCTAAAAAATAGAATGTTTGATACATTAGAAGAATGCGTTATGGAAATAGAAGAACTAAAAGATGAATTGTCTATGATACAAATGACACAAACTAACGCTGGCAGAGATAGGTGGGACACACCAGAGGTTGTTATAGGTACAGGTAAAAAAAGTAAAATGCGTAAAGATAGATATTCTGCATTATTAATGTCTAATATGGCTGCTAGAACATTACAAAGAACACCTACTCAAGCAGAATACGAATTTTATGGTGGTTTTGCTACCGGTGGATATATGCCAAAAACAGATGATAAATTGTACTCTGGACCAAGTTGGTTTTCAGATAATATGAAAGATGTGTATTAATATTAGCCAATCCAATTATAATCCAATTAAGGTTTAATTATATGAATACTGAAGATATGTTAACTTGGTCTGATGCAGATTTTAACAGTAAAACAAATGCTATGTCTCAACTATCCGATAATATTTCACATTATACTGGAGTAAATAAGAGCGTAGGAAATCACTATAGACATTTCATAGACATTGAGCCAAATCGCTCTGTCAAACCCGGATTTACTAAAGATGATTATTATGCATTTAGGCCAGATGAAGCACTTCCAAACCAACAGCGTAAAATTATCAAAATGTGCATGGAAGCATATGATAAAGTTGGTATTATTAGAAACATTATTGACTTAATGGGAGATTTTGGCAGTCAGGGAATACAAATAGTTCACAGAGATAAGAGTGTAGAGAAATTTTATCAACAATGGTTTAAAAGTATAAATGGAAAAGAAAGATCTGAAAGATTTCTTAATAATTTATATAAATGTGGCAATGTAATTGTATATCGCAGTTATGCAAAAGTTACTCCACAGTTAAATAATTACATGAAGGCTTTATCTAATGATATAAAAGTCGAAGTTCCTAATATTACAAAAAATCAAATTCCTTGGAGATATAATTTTTTTAACCCCCTAACCGTAAAGATGAAAGATGGTAATTTATCTTTATTTATGGGACTACAAAATTATACTATCACCACTAATTCTTTTTTTGATAAATTTCAAGCTGGAGATATTCCTAGTAATGTTTTGGAAACTTTGCCTCCTGTTATAAAACAAAGTTTAATGCGTGGAGAAAAAGAAATCTCACTAGAACCAGAAAGACTAAGTGTTTTCTATTACAAGAAAGACGATTGGAAGCAATGGGCTAACCCCATGATTTATGCTATTTTAGATGATATTGTCATGTTAGAAAAAATGAGGCTTGCAGATTTGTCAGCTTTAGATGGAGCTATATCTAACATTAGGTTATGGACTCTTGGTAGTTTAGAACACAAAATTTTACCCAACAAAACTGCAATTAATAAACTACGAGACATTCTAGCAAGCAATGTTGGTGGTGGCACAATGGAATTAGTATGGGGTCCAGAATTAAGTTTTACAGAATCAAATAGCGAAGTATATAAATTTTTAGGATCAGAAAAATATAGCGCAGTTCTTAACAGTATATACGCTGGATTAGGTGTGCCTCCAACGTTAACTGGAATGGCAACTAATGGTGGAGGATTTACTAATAATTTTATTTCTTTAAAGACTTTACTTGAAAGATTACAATACGGCAGAGATCAATTGATTAGATTTTGGGAAAAAGAAATTGAAATTGTCAGAAAAGCCATGGGCTTTAGATATAAAGCTCACATTCAGTTTGACCAAATGACACTCTCAGATGAAGCCGCCACAAAGAATCTATTAATACAGCTAGCAGATAGAGATATTATAAGTCATGAGACACTTCTAGAAAGATTTAAGGAGATTCCACAGATAGAAAATATTAGGCTTAAGAGAGAATTAGACAAACGAGAAACTGATGGACCTCCAAAAGCAAGCCCGTTTCATAACGCAAACCATAAACAAGATTTAGAAAAAATCACCAAGCAGGGTCAAATAAATTTGAAAAAACAAAAAGAAATAAAACCCAACGGAAGACCTCCTTTTCAACAAGATACTAATATTAGAAAACAAAGGGTAGACAACCCAAAGTCTAAACCTGGAGTTGCTGAATTGGTTGTTTGGTCAGAAAACGCTTGGAATAAAGTATCATCTACATTAACATCTGCATATTTAGATATACATAACAAAAAAAATCTACGACAACTTAATAAGTCACAGTTTAATGATTTAGAACAACTAAAATTAGATGTTTTTACTAATTTGGACTTATTACAAGATGTAAATGATGATAAAATATTTGCTATACTAAAGTCTGGTTTTCAAACCCCTACTAGTTTTATAAATAGATTAAAATTATCTAATATTAATATAGATAATATGAATATTGATACCTATAGAAGAAGTGTTATAGGCCAATATGTTGAAGAAAATACATAAAAATATAAAAAAAATAAACTTTTGTGTATATTCTTCATAAGGAGCAACAATGAAAATATATCAACAAGAAATTCAAGACGGTGTAGCTGAAGCTGTAAAGGCTATGGCTTGCGTTGCGTATTGTTCGCAGGCAACCATGTCTAAGAATATTAGTAATAATTCTATTGCTTTTGCAGAAACCGTTAAAGCTCAAAGTGCAAATCCTAAACAAATAGATTTGTATTATATAAAATCAATTTTAGTTTCTACTGGCTGGAACAAAAACGACGATGTTTTTGACGCATCTCAAACATGGGATGCTAGGAATACTCCAGAAGATAAACAATTTAATTTCATGCACAATGAAAATGATATTATTGGTCATATTACCGGAAGCTATGTAGTTGATAAATCTGGTAATTTAATTTCTGGAGATAATAACCCAGAAGACTTTGATATTATCACTGAAGCCGTTTTATATAATAGTTGGACAAATCCAGAAAATAAGGAAAGAATGGATCAAATAATTGCTGAAATAGAAGAAGGCAAATGGTTTGTTTCTATGGAATGTTTATTCGCTGGCTTTGATTACGCTCTGTTAGATAATGGCGGAAATGCTAAGAAATTAGAAAGAAACGAAGGATCAGCATTTCTAACTAAGCATTTACGTGCCTATGGTGGTACTGGTGAATATGAAGGCTATAAAGTTGGTAGATTATTAAGAGATATTTCTTTTTCTGGTAAGGGTCTTGTGTCCAGACCAGCTAATCCTAGAAGTGTAATACTTGATTCTAGCAGAGCTTTTCATATAAATCATAACTCAAACTTAACTAGTTTTCCTAAAGGAGATAATAATATGTCAGACCTAAATCTTTTAGAGAAGCAGCTTGCTGACGTTCGTAGTGAGCTAGCATCTGCTAAAGAAGAAAATAAAGTTTTACGCGATCAGCTAGAAACTTTAGCATCGAAAGAAACAGCTAATTCAATTGCAAAATTAGAAGAAGCTTTAACAGAACAGACAGAAGTAATTAAAAATCTTCAAGCCTCTCTTACAGAAAAAGAGACACTCTTAACAGAACTTCATCAGACTGTCACAGCAAAAGAAGACGAAATGAAGAAAAAGGATGAAGAACTCAGCCAAATGAAGAAAAAAGAAAAAATGGCCATGCGCAAAGCCAGCTTAGTTGAAGCCGGTTTTGAAGATGCAGAAGCCGAAGAATCATTAGTAGCATACGAAGCTCTTAGTGACGAATCTTTCGAAACAGTTCTCGCCGCCATGAAGAAGAAAATGGCTAAATGGCAAGAAGAAAAAATGAAGAAAGAAGATAAGTCAAAGTCAGAAGAGTCAAAAACAGAAGCTTCAGAAGAAGTACCAACAGAAGAAATTTTTGAAGGTGTTTCAACTAGCGAAGCTGCTTTAGTCGATGCTTCTAATGATACAGATGAACTTGTTGCCACAAGAGCTAGCGTAGCAGAGTGGCTTGAAAAAAACGTACTTCGTAAGTGACGAACACATAAGGAGAAATTAATATGGCTCTAAAAACAGATAGATACGAACTTCAGACAGATATCAGCTTTTTCTACAATGCTGGTACTGCTACTCGCGGCGGCGTTGTTCGTCACGATGTTACAGCTGGTACTGGCGCTTCTATGGATCAAGGTGTGAACCTTGTGAAGTATTCTACTAGCGGTGTTCCAGTTGGTATTTTACTAAACGATGTTGTTAATAAAGATCTTACCCGCACACACCTCAATCAACACAAAGATGAAGTGCAGAAGGGTGGCAAGGTTACAGTGCTTCGCAAGGGCTATGTTGTAACCAATAATGTAGACGGTGTACCTGTTGCTGGTTCTGGCGCATATGCTAGCACTTCAGTGGCTGGTAACATCACAATGGCAACTAACCAGGGGCCAAAGATTGGCGCTTTCTTAACTGGTCCAGATGCTGATGGTTACTGCAAAGTCGAAGTCAACCTACCCCTCTGAACTTAATCATAAAGGAGAATTATAATATGCCTACAAATGAAAGACCTAGTGATGAATTCATCAGTCTCCTACGCAAGTCGGGGGATTCTGATATTCAAGTAGCACAAGCAGCACAGCGTGAATTCGCCAAGGCTCTTGAACTACCTCTTCGTAAAGGTGTTCTCGTTGGTAATATCCTCGGTAACATCTTTGAAACCATCAATGTGGAAGCCGGTTCGACAACCGAATTTCCTCTTGATCTTATCAGTCCCGGCCTTGAGGGTGAGCATGTTGCT